GTCGACGGGTCTGCGTCCGGACCGTCGTGGTCCTTACGCGTGCAAGGTAAGAAGTCGCCGAGAGACGACGCTGAACTTGCGTGACTAGGCTGCTTACTCCGGTGGAAGCGGAGCGTGGGCAGATCGCGGCGCCCCCAGAGCTCGACCCCGACTCGCGCTCATGGGTCGAGGGTCTGCGCGCGACCGGTGCCGCACGGGCCGCCGCGCTCGAGCGGCTGCACGATCTGCTCCTCCGCGCCGCCCATAGCGAGGCACGGCGCCGCCGCCACGCCTTCCCGGAGATCGACGGCACCGAACTGGACGATGCCTTCAAGGACACGATGTCCAAAGCCTTCCTCGACAACGGCGTGCCGAAGGATGCCGCTCCCGGCATCGTCAAGCAGGTCGTCAAGTTCATGGAGGATCAGGACAAGGCAGAAGCTGTTACAGCGCAAGCCAAGATCGCTGAGGAAGCCGATGCACTGGCGAAGTCGTGGGGCACCAACCTCAAGTCCAACACCTTCATCGCCAATCAGGCTGCCGAGAAACTCGGCTTCGGCAAAGACCTGCTCGACAAGATGGTCAACGTCGTCGGACGCACCGAGATGGCGCAAGCCCTTCTCAAGATGGGTCAGATGATGGGCGAGGACCGCTTCATCAAGGTTCCCGACGGCCAGCCGCAAGGCATCATGACGCGCGAAGGTGCGCAGGCGCGGGTGAGCGAACTCATGTCGGACAAGCAGTTCGCGCAACGCCTGTTCAGCGGCGACACGCGCGCACGTGCCGAACTCGACGGCCTGACAAGGATGCTCGTGTGATGACTTGGACATCACAATACGACTGGGACAATCGCGACCAGATGCAGACTTACATTCGCGAGCGTGCCGTCATTGATCCAAACTCAGGTTGCTGGCTGTGGGAGCGGCAACTTGACTCCGATGGTTACGGTCAGTTTCGCCGCTTAAGGGACTCGCCGTGGTTTAAGGCGCATCGAATCTCGTTTTGGGCGTTCAATGGTTCGGTGCCAGATGGACTCGGCGTTCTGCACAAGTGCGATACGAGGGCCTGCGTCAATCCGCAGCATTTGTACGCAGGAACACAAAAACAAAACGTCGCTGACATGCTGCGTCGTAGGCGAATGATGGAGAAGTCCGTTGCCATGGTCTGCTGAGTCGTTCAAGTCGAAGCACAACAAGAAGCTCTCCAAGTCTCAGTCCGCCTCGGCGGCAGCACAGGCGAACGCCATGCTGCGCCGGGGCGTACCCGAGGGTGAAGCGATCGCAACCGCCAACAAAAGGTTCATGTCCAAGAAGGTCAAAAAGAAATGAGTATCGAAGACGGAATTTCCAAAGTGGTCTGGAGTACGATTCAAATCTGTGTCGCCATTGTCGCCTCAGCGTTTACGATTGCCGTTGTGCGCGAGCTTTTTCTCGGGCGGCTTCTGTGAGGGCGGCGCTTGTCATCATCGCCGCTGGCCTCGCCGGACTGATTGTCGGGTGGGGCTTCGGCTCGCTCATCGCCATGGAAATCAAAATCTGACGACGGTGCGTTGCGGCTCAGTCGATCCGGCATAAATCTCGCGTTCGTTCGCACACCCGCTTCGCGGCGCGAGCAACTGAACAGGCCCCCGTTCGGGCACGGCCAAAAGACGACTTGGTTTAACTCGAACGGAGATATCCGATGGCCGATACCGGCTTGTTGGACCTGTTTCAGGTCCAGTTCAGCACACTGCTGAAACTCAAATTACAGCAAAAGGACAGCAAGCTTCGTGGCCGCGTGCTCGAAGGCATGCACGCAGGCGCCAAGATGGCGTCGCCCATGCAGTACATCGGCGCCATGCAGATGAAGGTGCCCGCGGGCCGCTTCTCGCCCAAGAACGCCACGTCGCAGGACTATTCGCGTCGCTGGATCGTTCCCATCGACAAGGAACTCGACGTGCTGATCGACAACTTCGATCTGCTCAAGACCCCGATCGATCCGCAGTCGCAGATCGTCGCCTCGGCAGCCGCAGCCTGCAACCGCGCCATCGATGACGAGATCATCCGCGCCGCAGTCGCGACTTCGACCATCGGCGCCGATTCCGGCTCGCTCACGACCGAAGCCTGGGACACGGCCTATCAGGTCGCCTCCGACTTCGACTCGGGCTCGACATCTACCGGCCTCACCCCCGGCAAGCTCAACGAAGCCCGCCGCATCCTCGAACACAATCATGCGTTCGACGAAGACCCGTCCGCGACGCTCATCATCGGCTCCAAGCAGCACGCCGATCTGCGCAACTCCGCCGTCGTGTCGTCCAGCGACTTCAATTCGCGCGGCGGCGTCTTGGTTGACGGTCTCGTGACCCGCTTCATGGGTTTCGACATCGTTGTCTCGGAACGTCTGCCGGTCATCACCGACAAGGACTCCAAGACCAACACGCGCGGCTGCCTCGCTTTCAGCAAGAGCGGCATCTACATGGGCGTGTGGCAGGACTTGAAGACCGAAGTGTTCCGCCGCCCGGAACTGTCCAGCAATCCCTGGGACGTGAACGTCATGCTCTCGATCGGCGCGACGCGCACGCAGCTTGGACAAGTCGTCCAGATCTGCGCTGCCGACACGACCGGCTCAGACATCACCGTCTAAGGGATAGGAGATAATACATGACAACCGAAGCCCTTAAATCGACGGCGATCACCAACCTCGATGCCGCGCCTGTTGTGGAAAACACGGCAGGTCACGGCGCCCCCGGCGTCATCCATCAGGTAGACGGCTACGTCACCGTCTCGGCCTCGATGGCTGCCGGATCGACCTACCGTCTCGTGCGCCTTCCGACCAAGGCGATTGTCAAGCACCTGTTCTTCGAGTCCGAAGCGCAGGGCGCCGGCAAGTTCAACCTCTCGGCCTATTACTCGGACAGCACGACCGATGGAACGCCGGTGGCGAACCAGGGCGTGATCGTGCCGACGACGGGCGACCAGTTCTGGGCCTCCGACATTGACTGCGCGTCAGCGGTCAAGTCGTTGGACGAGATCAACGAGAGCGGCAACAACGGCGTGGACAAGCGCCAGAAGCAACTCTGGGACGCTCTTGGCCTGACCTCCGATCCGGGCGGTTACATCGATGTCGTGGCCGTTGTGCACACGACCGACGTGACGACCGGAACCGGCAAGCTCGGTGTCTCGGCGTTCTTCGTGTACGGCTGAGGCTGAGCGATGGCGAATGTCGTCATCACGGCCACTCTGAACCATGCGCTTCCCGATGGACGCTTCAATGTGTCCACCGGGGCGCTGGCAGATCCGAACGGCACAGCACCGGCAACCACGACAGTCGCGGCCAATGTCGCAACGCTCGTGGCCGACGGCGCAACCCCGACACAGGCCCACGTCACCACGTTGAACACGAACTGGGGCACGTTCCTCACGGCGTACAATTCCTACACCGGAGGGGTCGGTGCGTTGACCGCCAACGCCTCTTTCTTCTTCGATCCGGCGCAGGTGACAACCATGAATCAGGCTCGCGCCATCCTGCGCGCGATCGAACATCAGTTGGCTGGCCGCCTGACGGCTTAAGGAGTTTGACATGGCTTCCGTTTCCCTCGGGCAAAATCGCGGCACGTATCAGGGCAACATCCCCGATGCACTCACTGTCGGCACCGTCGCAGCGTCGGGCAACGACATGGTCGTCAGTTTCGATCTGACCAAGTCCATCAACAAGATGGATGCGATCGACTTCCTTCAGCATTGCATCCGCTATCTGGAGGACGACCGTCTTGCCACGGCGTTCCTGCTGAACATCTGACATGACCAAGGCTTACGTCGAAGAATATGCGTACATGCAGGCGCCCGCCTTGGGGCAGGCGTTCCAGATGGGAACGCAGCCGCCTGTGGCGACGCCGCAGGTTGTCGATTACGGCTCCGGCGCTGCTGCGTCCGCCGCCTTCAACGCCAAGACGAACTTCATCCGCGTTCACGTCGATTCGATCTGCTCCTATCGCGTGAGCACCGCAGGCACGGCGGCGACCACGTCCTATTCGCGCATGGCCGCGAACCAGACGGAATACTTTGCCGTTCAGCCCGGGGACAAAATCAACTTCATCACCAATACGTGAGGAGTCCATGGCAAACGTCATAGCTCCACCGTCCGCCACCGACACGGTCGTCCTGTCGCTGCTCAACATGTTTTCCGATCCGGAAGGCGCGAAGAGGGCGATCAAGGAATACAACGACGCACGCGTTGCCGCCGAGAACGCAATCCGCGAAGCCGCCAATGTCTCTTCGGTCAATACGCAGGAAGCCGAACGGCTGGCCGCTCTCGAAGCGGACCTCAACGCACGCGCGGCCAAGGTCGCCAAGGACGAAGCCGAACTTCAGGCCGAACAAACCGCCCATGCCGCCCGCGTGTCGGATCACATGGCGGCCCTGCGCGCACACGCCTCGAACGTCAAGCAGATGAACACGGAAGCGTCACGCCGCGACAGCGAGCTCGGACGCCGCGAACATGCGCTCAACGAGCGCGAGCGGATCGCTGCCGAGAAGCACGATGCCGCCGAGGCCACCCGCCAGAAACATCAGGACGCGCTCGACAGAATGCGCGCAGCGGTGGCGTGATGGATGTCGCTCTTGAACCACGCGGCACGCTAACGCTGTATCGGATTCCGCGCTGTCGGGCCTGTCTGGCGTCAAATGCCCACGGCAAATTTGTCTGTCAGACGCCGCGTTGCCGATATGCCACCGAGAAAACCGATCTGCAAACCGTCGAGGCGGTTGTGACCAATGGCTAACGGCGTCGCCTTCACCAATGCCGGAACCGCACTCGTCACGCAGCGCATGACGCAGGCTGGTTCCGCGCCGAAGAACATCGGCTGGGGTATCGGCACAACCACGCCTGCCGTCACCGATACCGCGTTGCAAACCGAGAGCGTTCCGACGACTTCGGGTGGGCGCACGGTCGGCACCGAAAGCCGCACGACCACGACCGTCACGAACGACACTTACACCGTGACGGGAACGGTTGTTGCTGGTTCCTCGCTGGCGATCACCGAGGCCGGACTGTTCGACAACGTCACGGCTGGCAACTGCCTGATCCACGGCGTCTTCAGTGCGGTCAACGTCGTCTCGGGCGACTCCATCGCGTTCACGTTCAATCTCGCGTTTGTCGCGCATGAGGCGTAGCCGTGGCGATCACGAAGCGCGTCATCATCCTCGAAAAGCTGAGTAACAGCCCGCTCGTCTTTCGCTATGCGCTGTGGGCCGACGTGCCAGCAGCACGCCAGCCATTCTACGCTGTCCAGCAAGCGAACACTGTCTCGGCATGGAAGGACGCAGCGCCTGGCGATAACACGGCGATCCAGTCCGGCGCCGTCACGGAAATAGTTGACACGATCAACCTGACGCAAGCGCAAACGGTTGCGGACGCGCAAGCAGCGCTACAGGCGATCTGGACGGCATTTCAGGCAAGGATAAACAACTTCGATCCGTGGCAGCGCTACGGCACGTTCATGGACACGACGAATAGCTGGACGGCTGGCGGTGTCGCATGACGACGGTCAGTGCAAACCTTGCAGCCTCCGCCAGCATAACTGTCTCGACGGCGCTCAATTCGCTGACGACCGGATCGGCGGCGCAACTCGGTTCCATCGATAACAGCACGAATCTGTATCTCGACGCTCTGGTGTCCATCTACATTGCGGTCGGAACCGTCGCCTCGCCCAAATACATCAATGTCTGGGCCGCCGCGTCAGAGGATGGGACAACATTTACCGGCAACAGCGCGACGACGGACGCTTACACGGGAACGGCTGGCTCGATCACGCTGGGTTCGCCGACTTCGTTTTTCGGGCCTTTCTTCTTCCCGACGCAGCAATCATCTGTCACCGCGCAGATCATCATTCCGTCGATGCGCGATCTGTTCGGTGGTCTCATTCTACCGCGCAAGTGGGGACTTATTGTGGAGAACCAGAGCGGCGCGTCGTTCGCCTCATCCGGTCACAGCGCGACCTATAGCGGCGTCAAGCTGACGAACGCATAGGAGGGTCCAATGGCCCTTCTCAAGCGTGCAAACCCCGGCATCTCGATCAACTGGCGCCATCCCGCCGCGGACAATCTTCAATTTCTCGCCGTGACCCTGAATGGCGGCCAGATGGTCGATCTGGTCCGCAAGCTGAAGGGCACGTCCAACGGCAGCGCCTCGACCACGCAGGATCTAGTCATTGGACGCGCCACGGTGCTGGGCACCCCTACTACAACAGATGTCGAGTTCGCCGGGTATAAGACAGCCGCGCAAGGCTACATGACCGTCGCGGCACTCGTGAGAATTACATCAACTGCGAATGCCGCGAACTACATATTGACCGACAACGTACCGGGAACGAGCGGCGTGCGTTTGTTCACGGGAACCACCAACAAGTTTACTTTTGCGTCGAGTGGTGCTAGCGGGCTCATTGCGGCGAGCGCGGTCGTGTCAGGCGCTGTCTATTTTGTTGCCGGTAGTTTTCACTTGGGTACGGTGGATAATCCGAGGGCCTTGGTCTATCGGCGGCTGGATGGCGCCGGATTTGAGGCGCTATCGGACACCACGAACCCCGGCTCACCGACGCCTAGCGGCACGATCACATTAGGTCAGAAAAACGGCACCTCATATTGGCATGGCGACATTGCATGGGCGCTACAGTCTTATAGCTACACGTCCATCGAGGAACTGATCCGCTGGTCGCGCGATCCATGGTCGATCTTCAACCGTGCATCTAGTTGGGCCGCCTATTCGTCGTCTAGTGGGGCCAACGCCTTTACGCAGTCCGTCAACGCCACGACCACGCCCAATGCCACGATTGCGCGGCAGACCGGCAGAATCGTCACCCAGAACACCACGCCGAACGCCACCATCGTGCGGCTCGCTGGCAAACTGGTGAACGCCAACTCAACACCCAACGCCACCATCGTGCGTGCGAATGCCAAGATTGTCGGCGCGCAGACGACACCCAATGCCGCCATTGTGCGCTCGACACTGAAGCCCATCGCGGCCTCCTCGACACCCAATGCCGCCATCGTGCGGCAAACCGGCAAGGTTGTCAGCATCGACACCACGCCTGTCGGTGCGTTGACGCCGACGAAGCAAACCCTTTTCCATCAAACGCTTTCCATCAGTACGACGCCGAATGCGAGCATGTCCGAGACCTTCATCGCCAAATCGACGCCGCTGCCGCCGCACCGTGGCGTTCTCATCATCGGCAAAATGACGCACAGGAACGAGTAGATGGCCGCATTCACGACCCCGGAATCGATCGTCAATCGCGGCCTGCAAAAGCTCGGCGCCTTCCGCGTCACATCGCTTGCCACCGACACGACCAAGCAGGCGACCGAGGCGAACTTCCTCTACTCCAAGCTGCGGCGCGCCGAATTGCGTCGCAACACCTGGCGCTTTGCGATCCGCCGTTGCCTCCTGCGCGCCGTCGGCTCGGCTCTCCCGGCCTGGGATGCGACCGTCACCTATGTCCTGAACTCGCTCGTCAGCTACAACGGGCTCAACTACATCTCGATCCACGCGACGCCGAACCTGAACCAGAACCCGGCGACAGCGACGACCTACTGGACGCAGTTCAGCGGCAACACCAGCCAGAAGGTCACGTTCCCGGCATGGGCCATCGGCACGACCTACGGTGCGGGCGCCATCGTGGTGGGGTCGGACAATCTGCTCTACCTCTCCATGGTCTCCAGCAACCTGGCGCACGACCCGACGACGGACGATGCGACGCACTGGACGCTCTACTTCGGTTCCGATGTCGCATCCGCCCTCGATCCCTCGACGACCTACGGTGTCGGCGAGATCGTCTTCGACGCCTACCAGAACGTCTACTACTCGCTGGCGAACGGCAACCCGCTCATTCTTTTGATCGTGGGCGGCGTGCCGCTGCCGCCGGGACCAAGCTGGGCGCTGCTGACCGGCGCCACGATTGCCCCCGTCGTCATTCCATGGCCAGCGGGCACGGGACCGGCTTCCGAACAGATGTCGCGCAACGTCTTTCCGTTGCCGTACGGGTACTTGTTCTACGCACCGCAAGACCCCAAGGCGGGCTCAACCTCCTATCTCGGCTTTCCGTCGAACCTCATCAATAACGATTGGGTGTTCGAGGGCGGCTACCTGATTTCGATGGACCCCGGCCCGATCATGTTCCGCTTTGCCGCCGACGTGACGCAGGTGGCGCTCATGGACGATCTGTTCTGCGAAGGCTTTGCGGCGCGCATCGCATTGGAGATGTGCGAGTTGCTGACGCAAAGCCAGCCCAAGCTCGCCTCCATCGCCAGCGAATACAAGCAATTCATGAATGAAGCGCGGCAGCGTAACGGCATTGAGACGGGACCGACCGAACCGCCGATGGACGATTTCATCGCGGTGCGTTTCTGAAATGATCGAGATCGTTGTTCGCACCTGTGAGCGTGCCGACATCCTCACCGAGGCGGGTGTCGCCGACTACATCGCGCGCAAGTACGCGGGCACGCCACCCAATGACTTCATGGTGGCACTGATCCCGCGCGACGATCCGGTGCTGGTCCAGATGGTCAAGGAGAGAAAAGGCGACAGCCTTGTGGACGGCTGTTCCAAGCCGAAGATCATCGCCCTGCCGGACGGCTCGCAATGGCACCTCGTCGGCGGTGCGCGCTTTCCCGAATGGGTAGCGCTCGATGGCTAAATCAGCAGTTGCTCGTGAACGTAATCGTCTCTGGATGAAAGCGTACCGCGCTACGCCAGAAGGAAAGGCGGCGTGCAGAGAAGCAAAGCTTCGTGTCTATCAGACGCCAGAAGGTCGCGAAGTCATGCGCGAAGGAAAGCGCCGTTGGAAAAAGTCGGAGCGCGGCAAAGAGACGACAAATAAAAATCAGCGCAAACGATACGTTGCGTCGCCGCGCGTTCTCCTGACTGAGGAGGAAAGAAAGCGGCGCAAAAAGGAATCTATTGCCCGCTCTCTAGCAAAGCCATCAGTTCTTGCAAAACGCAAAGAAACTGCATGGAAGGCGCATCTCAAGCGCACCTATGGCATTAGCGTTGAGCAATACGAAGAGATGTCAAAGTACGGCTGCCAAATTTGCGGCAAATACAACTCTCATGGCCGCAAGTTGCATGTCGATCACGACCACAAGACAAAGCATGTGCGCGGTGTGCTCTGCGATCCATGCAATCGTGGCCTAGGAACGTTTTTCGATGACCCAATACTCCTCGAAGCGGCTGCTTCGTATCTGAGGAGTACGTGCCATCGCTGACGCGTCTTTTCAACAGTCTCTGTTCACGGCGGGTGAGTGGGCACCGTCGCAGCAGGGCAAGACGGAAGACCCGCGCTACAAGGCCGCCTTGGCGCAATGCCTGAACTACATCCCGACGATGGAAGGAAGCCTCAAGCCGCGTTCCGGTTGGCGCCGTCTCGGCATCTCCTATCAGGGCCGCAACGCCATCGTGCTGCCGTTCCGATTCTCGGCGGTCGAAAGCTATGTCGCCGAGATGAGCGACTCGATCATTCGCCTGTGGGCCAACGGCCAACTCATCATTCAGGATACACTCAACATCGCCAGTGTATCCACGGGCGGCACGCCGACCTTCACTATGGCGTCCAACTTTCCGACGGCTTGGACTGTGTCAGGGGCGACGGTCAAAATCCACTTCTCGACCATTGCCGCGATGGAGAAGGCGCCGTTCCTGTGCAATCGCGAGTTCTTACTCAATGTTACAGGCGCGAACACCTGCACGCTGACCGATGCGGCGACCGCGGCGCCTTTGACGACGCCGATTGCTACGACGTTCACCGCGCGCATGGATCTGATCTTCAACTTCGTCATCCCGGCCAACATCGGTTCGCTCGAAGTGGTCGATACGGAAGACGTGCGCATCCTGCAATACACCTCGCAGAAGCTGTTCGAGCAGGGCCGCTTCGCCAGTGCGGTCGATCACAAGGCCGCGATCATCGCGCCGCAGTTTCCGCCGATCGCGTTTTCGACTTCGCGCGGGGTGATGAACCCGATCTACGAGCAGTTTCAGGACGGGCCGTACTACGACAGCATCGGCGACTCGATTCCCGTCGATGTCAGCGGCACGACCGGCAACATCACCGTCACGCTCAACTTGTTCAGCCTGACCTTGACCTACAACACGGGCGACCTCGTCTATTCCGGCGGCAATGTCTTCGTCTCGCTGATCGACAGCAACACCGGCAATGCGCTCCCTGCCGTCGCCGATGCGCATTGGGCACTGGTGCCGACGACATGGAACAGCGGCACGACCTATGGTTTGGGTGCACCCTCCACCAGCACGCCGAACAATGCCTTCGGCGTGCCGACCGTCTACTATTCGATCCAGACGGCGAACACGAACCATGCGCCGACGACCAGCCCGACATGGTGGTCCACCACGCCGCCGACCTATTCCGGTGCGATCTCCTATGTGGTTGGTGCTGTCGTCGTCTCATCCGCCATTCAGTACGTCTGCATCCAGGCGGGCAGCGGCCACACACCCGCCTCATCGCCGACCTTCTGGCTCCCGGTCAACTTCAGTGCGGCGGTCGCCGGACAAACCAGCACGACCACAGGGCAGGCTGCAGCCAACCGCTTCTCGCTGACCGATGCCAGCGATACGGCACCGTCCACCGACAGCGTTCTCGGCCTTGCCGGTCGCCTCATCCGTCTCAAAGTTGGACCGCAGCCATGGTCGAACAAGACCACGTATGCGGTCAACGACCAGGTGACCTTCGACGACATCATCTACAAGGCGCTGGCGATCAACACCAACAAGCAACCCGACACCGATGTGGTGAACTGGCAGGTTCAGACGCTCACGATCCAGTGGACGTGGGGCATGATCAAGACCTACATCTCGCCCTATCAGGCGGTCGTCACGATCCTCGGCGATGATCTCC